AGGTTGGCCCTACAGGTGCGACTGGTGTAGGTGCTACTGGTCTGACTGGTGCAACTGGAGAAGTTGGCGCGACTGGTTTGACTGGTTCAACAGGACCGCAAGGAGCTACTGGAATCGGAGCAACTGGGGCCACAGGCAATGTTGGCGAACAGGGTTCTACTGGAGCTACTGGCGAGCAAGGCGTTCAAGGCATTCAAGGTATTCAAGGCAGCACAGGAGCTACAGGTATTGGCGCTACAGGTGCAACAGGCCCGCAAGGCGATACTGGTTCTACTGGACCGATTGGTTCTACCGGACCTCAAGGTAATCCCGGTGGTGCTACTGGTGCTACTGGCGCTACTGGTGATACTGGTGCTACTGGAGTTCAAGGTGCTACTGGATTAACAGGTGATACTGGAGCTACGGGATTAGAAGGAGCCACGGGATTAACTGGCGCTACAGGAGTTCAGGGTGATGTTGGTGCTACGGGATTAACTGGCTCGACTGGCGAAGTCGGTTCGACTGGGCTAGAAGGAGCTACTGGACTCACTGGAGCAACTGGTGCTACGGGGCCATTAACTAAATCCCTTGTTCGACTTACTGCGCCAAAAGATAATCAACCTCCAGCAACAAACTTTGCTACACTTGATACACGCAATTCTATTGCAGTATTAGACTTTGACGATGCGACAGACGAGAGCGCAATCTTTGTTTCTGTTTGCCCAGAGGGAGCCAATCTCGCAAGTGGTCTATCAATTCGATTGATTTGGACTGCAACAACCGCAACTAGCGGAGCGGTTGTGTGGGATGCTTCATTAGAAAGAATGACAACTGATATTGATACAGGTTCATTCGATACAGCAGCCAGCGTTACAACTACAACCAATGCTACAAGTGGCGTTCCAAACTATTCCACGATTACGCTTACAACAATTGACTCACTCGAAGTAGGAGATGGTTTCCGATTGAAGATCAATCGTGATGCAAATAATGCCAACGACACCATGACAGGCGATGCCGAACTCATCGCCGTCGAAGTAAGGAGCGCGGCGTAATGGCTTACGATTTTACATCGGCGAGCAGTCAGTTTTTAAGCATGAACAGTTCGCCAGTGAGCGGACCGCCACTAACTATGGCGTGTTGGTTTAATGCCGACCAAGTAACAACCAGCGATTATTTGGTATCCGTATCCAGCACAATAGGTAGTTATTTTGGATTGGTAATTTTAGGGGCATCGGCAGGCGATCCTGTTGGAGCATTTGACTTTAACAGCGGTAGCCTAATTGGTGCATCCACAACAGCAGGGTATACGGCAGGAACTTGGACTCACGCAGTTGGGGTTTGGAGTAGTTTAAGCAATAGAACAGCTTATATAAATGGAGGAAACAGCACAACCAATACAAGCGCGCAAGCACCCTTTACATTAACAAGAACTCAAATTGCCGCAACCGCAATTGCCAGTTCAAACAGAATGAACGGCCTCATCGCAGAAGTAGGCATCTGGAACGCCGCCCTCGCCGCCGAAGAAATCGCCTCCCTCGCTAAAGGCATGACCTGCGACAAGGTGAGGCCGCAGTCACTCGTTTTCTACGCGCCTCTCGTCCGCGATCTCATCGACCAAAAAGGCGGCCTTGCCATCACCAACAACAACGGCGCGACCGTAGCAACACATCCTAGAGTATATGCCTAATTACTATAACAAAACCAATCCATCCGACTTGCGTGATTTACCGCAAAGCCTCATTGATACTTGGGTCGATGTCAATAATCCCAAGCTACAAGAATGGATTCCTGCTCCACCTAAACCATCTCCAGATGCGGTGTGGGATAATGGACATTGGGTAATTCCTCCTCCTCCATCTTGGACTGCTGAAGAATGGCTGAATAAAGAAGGCTACAACTCAACTGCGCTAGTAACTCTTCTTGATCTTAATGGAAAACTAATTGCCGCAGGAAAATCATCTGTTAAACTTAATGCCGTTAAGAATTGGACTGACGGAATGATTGCATCTTATGCAGCTGATCCTTCTCCTAAATCAGATTGGACTAATGCTCCATACGGATTTACAGAGACAACAAAAGAAGTGGTTCAAATTCTTGGCTCTTAATAAGCGATGCCAATACTTCCTCAACTTGGAGATTCCGAGAATAATCTTTTAGCGAAAACCGTAAATAACACTGGCCCTAATCAGCCAGTGCATGGAGACGGTCGCTGGAATCTTCTGTATAAGCTGTGTCAAAATACATACGAGGCAGCGGTTAGGAATAACATTATCGACGGCGAGGTTCAGACTTATTACGACCTTCCTGTAACTCAAGGTAATCCTCCACTTCAGTCTGTCTATCTAGTTCTTGAGGCAGTCGGCGTTCCTCTAATCAACCGTCACCCTGCTGGTCTGTATGCAAGGACGCAAAACGCAGGAAACCTTTCCGACTGGGTGTATGTCGGTGATCTTAATGTAGGAACTACTGGGGCTACCGGAGCGACAGGCGAGACTGGAGCTACAGGGTTTCAGGGATCAACTGGTCCTATTGGTGCTACTGGTTCTACTGGTCCAAAGGGTGATCCCGGTGGAGCTACTGGATTGACAGGCGCGACAGGGCTTCAAGGTTCTACTGGCGCAACAGGAATTACTGGAGCAAGCGGAATAAATACTATTTATAGTGACACAAATCCATCCCCTCCATTATCTCCAGTAGAAGGACAAAGATGGGTTGATACTGTAACTTTAATTGAATATCAATGGTATGATTCTACTTGGGTAGAAGTTAATGCTCCAAACACTGGATCAACTGGAGCTACTGGAGCCTCTGGATTAACTGGAGCTACAGGAGTTGGAGCAATTGGAGCTACAGGTGTGCAAGGAGCAACTGGCCTTACTGGGGCTACTGGTTCTGGGGCGACTGGAGCTACTGGAATTTCTGGCGGTATTGGAGCCACCGGGGCGCAAGGCGCGACAGGACCAATTGGAGCAACTGGGGTTATTGGTTCTACTGGATCAACTGGAATACCGGGATCAACAGGCACACAAGGAGCAACTGGGGTTATTGGTTCTACTGGAGCTACCGGAATTCCGGGAGCAACTGGAGACATTGGCTCTACAGGCGCTACTGGTGCTGACGGAGACAGGTATCATACAACGAGCAATACACAACTGACTATAACAGGAAGCGGAACAATTACGCTTATCACAACAGACCTATATCTTGATTACTCAATGGCTCAAGATGTCGTTGTTGCGTATTCTCCTAGTCAATATATGAAAGGACGAGTTCTTTCATACGACCAATCAAACGGTCAACTTGTTGTTGATGTTCTTTTATCTACTGGGTCTGGAACAAACTTATCTCCTTGGGAAGTTAATCTTGATGGAGCTGTTGGAATTCAAGGAGCAACAGGGGCTACTGGCTCCATCGGTGCAACTGGTGTAATTGGTTCTACAGGGGCCACCGGAGTTCAAGGAGCGACTGGTCCAGATGGGGCTACTGGTGTTATCGGCTCAACAGGAGCAACTGGAATCCCCGGTGCAACAGGTGGTCAGGGCGCTACAGGAGATATTGGGCCGATTGGAGCTACAGGTGTGCAAGGAGCAACTGGCCTTACGGGAGCTACTGGCGTTGGCGCTAGTGGAGCAATAATAAGTGGATATGTCACAAATATGGAGGTTGTTCAGTCGCTTCCATCAACGCCTTCTCCAACTACATTTTATATTGTTATTCCAAGCGGGGCAACCGTTGCCAGCAATGTGACACTTGGAAGTGTTCCTCTTTTTGGTGGCGGTGGAGCATTCTCACCAACATCTATTTCAGGATTACAGCTTTGGCTTGATGCTTCTGACGAAGCCACGATGCTTGATTCTGGCGGGAATCCTGTTTCCATGAATTCTCAAGTTGCAAGATGGAAGGATAAATCAAATGCTGGAAATGATTTTGTGCAGAGCGTAGTCAATAATCAACCAACTCGCTCTACATATAATGGTCTTAAAACACTTTTGTTTGATGGATCGAATGATGGGATGACTTGCAATACTTGGAATTATTTTCTTTCAAATATGTCAATATTTATTGTATTTAGAACAATTGGAGTTCAATACAATAGATTCTTTACACTTAACGATAGCGGAATATATCAAGACTATCAGCTTCCGGGGAATATAATTCCGCTGGCTGGAAATTCCGCTGGAGGGATTGGAGCGTATATTGTAAACTCAGCAAGTTATGCGGCAGTTACTCCATATACCGCGAACTCTTGGTCTATTTTGAGTTCGCTAATTACACCATCTTCAGTAACAACAAAAATAAATTCCACAAGTTCAACTCAATCTATCTCCTATGCTGGAAAGTCTATAACAAAAGCTCAGATTGGATTTATCAATTCTTTTTCTGAATCAATAAATGGCAATATTGCCGAAGTATTATTTTACAATTCAGCTATTACTAGTCCTCAGATTCAATCAATTGAATCATATCTTTCATCAAAGTGGAGTGTTTCTCTGTAAAAATTTACCAGATATTTAATTATGATTAACTTTCCAGACTCTCCATATTTAGGACAAGAGTTTACTTCAGGAAGCAAGTCTTGGATTTGGAATGGCTTTGCTTGGGATTCAATAGCTAACACAGCAGCCATTGGATCAACTGGAGCAACAGGGGCTACCGGAGTTGTTGGACCAATTGGATTAACCGGCGCAACCGGGCTTACAGGAGCCACTGGCATTGGCTCAACAGGAGCAACTGGAATTCAAGGTTTAATCGGAGCAACAGGTCCGCAGGGAGTTCAAGGCATACAAGGTCCGCAAGGAGAGCCGGGAACTACAGGGGCGACAGGATCGACTGGCCCCATCGGATTAACTGGTGCTACAGGTGAGACAGGTTTAACTGGAGCAACTGGGCTTACAGGAGCCACAGGTAATCACGGCATAGATGGATCGACAGGTCCAGTCGGTGCAACTGGACTTACCGGATCAACGGGTGAGACTGGAGCAACTGGAGAACAAGGCTCTACTGGTGCTACGGGATTGATCGGTCTTGTAGGAGCTACTGGTCCGCAAGGTGTGCAGGGTATCCAAGGTGAGGTTGGCAGCACAGGTTCTACAGGACCGATAGGAGATATTGGTTCTACAGGTCTTACTGGGGCTACAGGATTAACGGGTGCAACTGGAGAAGTCGGGGCCACTGGTCTTACTGGCGCGACAGGAGAACAGGGTTCTACTGGATTAACCGGGGCTACTGGAGAGACAGGCGCTACTGGAGTTCAGGGGGCTACAGGTGCTGCTGGTCAGTCATCTTCCTTCTACAACTACAGAGCTGATGCCAGTCAGACATCAGGCATTCCGACGGCAGGGAGAATTTACTGGAATAATTTAACTCAGACTTCAGCAACAACAGTTGTCGCATCACACCTTGATGAGTTCGGGAATGATATTGATGTATTCTTTACGCTGTTCAAAGACGGAGACTCTTTCGTTATCCAAGACAGGGGAGATTCAACAAACTTTCAGAAGTGGGAAATTAACGGGACTCCAACTGTAGTTCCGAATAGCTATGTATCCATGCCTGTAACACTTATTGATTCAGGCGGAACTAGCCAATTTCAGAACAACCATCAAATCATTTTTGCTATCGTTACTTCAGGACTCACGGGAGCTACTGGTCCGCAGGGGGCTACTGGTGCAAACGGAATTCAAGGTGATACCGGAAGCACAGGAGCCACGGGACTAGGAGCCACAGGACTTACAGGAGCCACTGGTGAAGTAGGAGCTACCGGAATTCAAGGCGCTACTGGTCCAGAAGGATCGACTGGCGCTACTGGAATCCAAGGTCCAGAGGGAGCGACAGGTCCGCAGGGGGTTCAGGGTATTCAGGGATTGCAGGGAGCTACCGGATCGACTGGTCCTACAGGTGACATTGGATCAACTGGCATCCAAGGCGCTACGGGGGCAACAGGCGCAGGGGCTACGGGAGCTACAGGTTCTTCAGGCATAGATGGAACGACTGGAGCTACGGGTGCTACCGGACCTCAAGGTGACGCTGGAGCTACGGGAGCTAGCGGATATGTGGGTTCTGATGGAGCAACAGGTGCGACTGGTCCGGCTGGAGACATTGGATCGACGGGGGCTACAGGTGTTCAGGGTGTTCAGGGTATTCAAGGCATCCAAGGCGCGACTGGCGCAACTGGTTCGGCTGGAGATACTGGCGCGACTGGAGCTGGTGCTACTGGCGCTACAGGATCAACTGGTCCGACTGGTGATTTAGGAGCCACGGGCGCTACTGGTCCTGCTGGAACATTGCCAGCGAATGTTATTATCTCTGACACAACTGGAATGACTGGCGCTACAGTAATAGCTAATCTCGTTCAGATTACGCAGGCTGGATATAATGCGTTGACTCCATCATCTTCAACTCTTTATATTATTGTTGGATGATCTTAACTCAGTCAACAGCGGCATACATACAAGCAAGTCCAGTTAGAACAATCACTAACCAGACTTCATCGTTCCGTCACTTCATGGTGTATCTGGATACACTGTTATCGTCTGCGATTACTGGATCAATCGGCATCATCAAGAACGGGCTTGGGGTTCTTACGCTATCAGGAAACAATACCTATGCTGGGAACGCTGCGATTAACACAGGCGTATTAACGATCACCGATCTTACTGCGCTACCGGGTTGGAATACTAACGGTAGATATTCTGTCGAGTCTGGCGCAACGCTTGCTGTCTATAACGCAGTGACAGACGCGAATGTTGTCACGATTCTAGGAACCACCAACTTTAACGCAGGGTCAGCCATAGGCTTTGATACGACATCAGGCAATAGGACATACCCGAATGTCATTGCAAACACCGCTAAGGGGGCTTTAGGGCTAACCAAGCTAGGAGTTAATACGCTGACGATCTCTGGCGCTAATAGCTATACTGGACCAACGCTTGTTATCGCTGGGACTCTCGCTACATCTACAGCTAACAGAATCCCTGATGCGTCTGCCGTTACGATCTTGTCTGGCGCGACAATTACTCTTGGAGGTGCGGATACCCTTGCCACTCTTGCTGGAGCTGGGACATTAACCTGTGGTGCAAACGCATTGACTCTTAACTCCGCAAACTCTGAGACATTTAGTGGGACTCTAACAAATACAGCGGGAACATTTATAAAGACTGGATCAGGGGTTCAAACACTTTCTGGATCAACAACTGTTGCTGCACAGGTTCGACTTGATGGTGGTGGAATTGTATCCAGTGGGACATTTACTCAAACGGCAGTGGCTGGCGCGCGTAACTTCCAAATAGCTCTTGCTGGAGGAACAACAGCCACACTAACTGTATCTGGCGGAACTATGACTGTTACTGGATTATTCTTTGGCGAAAATAACGGCGGATCAGCTACCGTTAATTGCAATGCTGGAACGCTTCAGAATAATGGAGAAACTTGGATGGCTGGTCTTGCTAGCATACTCAATGTTGATGGAGGAACATTCTCTGGATCATCTTATGACATCGGTGGTGGTGGAGGAACTACGACAAGTATTGTAAACCTAACATCTGGGACATTTGCATTAACTGGTGGCCTTCGCTGGGGTATCGGCGGCGCGTCTGCAACATCTGTAATAAACCTAGATGGCGGAACATTCCGTTGCAATAACTGGTTCAGGAATGGCGGAACGAATACATTCAACTTTAACGGTGGAGCATTCACTACAAATACTAATAATTTAACGATAACTCAGCCGCTTATATCCTGCTTGATTAAAAGTGGTGGAGCTATATTCGGAAATGCTGTTACGCTTATCTTCGATACAGTTCTAGCAAATGCACCTAGCGTTTCAGGGAATCTCGTAATGAATGGAACTGGAACACTGATTCTTCGTCAGGCCAATACATTCTCTGGAACAATTACCATAAACGCAGGAAGCCTTAATTTCGGCAATGGTTCTACAACCGGATCGGCTGGCTCAAGCAGTGGGATAACCAACAACGCAACGCTTACATTTAACCGATCAAACACAATGACGCAGGGGACAGACTTCCCTGTTATTAGTGGAAGCGGAACTGCCGTTCAGTCTGGCAGCGGAACAACTATACTTGGTCTATCAAATAGTTATACAGGTGAAACGCGAATCAACGCAGGCATTTTGCAATTAGGTCATGCTGGTGGATTTGGTTCTGGAGATATTCGCTTTACTGGTGGAACGATGCGGTATGGCAGCGGCATTACAACAGATGTCTCATCGAGAATTGTAAATAACTCCTCCGCTATTCGCATAGATACCAATGGTCAGAATGTTGATTTTGCGTCTCTTGGGTCAACCAATACTGGAGGACTGGTTAAAACCGGAACTGGGATATTAACAATGTCTGGTTCTGGTAATACTTATACTGGAGTCAATACGATTAGCGCAGGAGAAGCTACATTCTCTGGAACCTATACTGCAACAAATGCTGTCAATATCAATGGTTCAGCTAATCCGATATTAAATATCAGCGGTAATTTTACACAGACATTTACTGGAAGCGGTGTGCGTAGCTTTCAACTCGCAGTCAGTGCGGGAACTACAGCAACCGTAAATGTAAGTGGATCAGCAGTTGTTACACTTAATGGCGGAATGATGCTTGGTGATAACGGCGGTGGTAACGGAACATTCAATCAAACTGGCGGGACGGTTAGCACTAGCACTAGTGGAACTTGGTTGGCTGGGGCTGTATGCTTGTTGAATGTATCAGGAGGAACTTTCACAACACCCGGCATTGAGTGCGGTGGTGGAACTGGCGCTGGGACTTTAACCGTTTCTGGAACAGGAACAATCAATGCGGGTAGCCTTATTCTAAATCGCGGAAGCGGCGCTGGTGTATCTGCTGTATTAAATGTAAATGGAGGAACGCTGACAACTACTGGCATTTCCCATGTCACTACCGCTAGACCAGCAACTATAAATTTCAACAGTGGAGCATTCACAAGTCTTAATACAATGACGATACCTTCAACAGTATCGTGCATTGTTAAGTCTGGTGGCGCTATTCTTAATCCTTCTGCTGGTCAGCTTAACATTCCGAGTGCGCTTACTACAGATGGGACAGGAGGAGGGCTAGTTAAACAAGGAGTAGGCAATGTATCTCTTACTGGCGTTAATACATATACAGGATCAACATCAACTCTTGTTGGAAACCTTATCGTTTCTTCAGCTTCGTTCCAAGTGAATACAGGAAACAAGTGCAACCAAGTTACATTCACGAATACATCTGTTACTGCGAACTTCACAATCGCTCCGACAATCGGTGACACATTCAAGTTCTTTATCGGTTCAACAGTTCAGACTGGACTATCTGTAACGCTTACAGGAACAGGCGTTGCTGGTCGCTCTGGAACATACGACTCGGCTACATCAACTCTAACGATTACCTGAAATAATTATTGAATATTGTTAAACAATTAAATTATGTTCGCTTAAATGAATTTCGATCCTCAGTCAGCCCCACATCATCCCGGTATTATGGGTTCCGCAACAAGCCTTCTAGCAGTTATCGTGTCAGTCCTGCCTCATGTTGAGCAGTGGCTACGGATTACATCTCTTGCTTTCGGCACTATTGCAGCGATAGTTTCTATTATTGTAATGATTGAGAAACGCAGTAACGACAAAGATAAAAAATGAAAACACTACTTATCAAAGCTATCTCCGCTATTACTGGAGCATCTAAATCAGTTATCGAGTTTATCATTCCAATCCTCCGCGACTCGGCTAGTTCCCTCTTGAAGGAACTGCTTCCTATCGCGCTGGAAGTCGTGTCTTCGTTGCTCACTTCGGATAAGAGTGGCGACGAGAAGCGCAAGATTGCCGTTGATAAGATTAAAGACGCAGCAACCCGCGAGGGGATCAATGCTTCCAACCGTGCAGTCAACCTCGCTATCGAGCTTGCTCTTGCCAAGCTGACCGATAAATGAACGACGAGAAGGCATGGTGGCAGAGCAGGACGATTATCGGAATCGTCGTTATGCTGCTGGCTCAAGTTCTAAAGTGGCTTAATGTTGATATAGTCAACGAGGAGTTGACCGACATCGTGACTCTGGCGATGGAAAGTATCGGTGCAGCATTGGCTATTTACGGGCGCGTAAAGGCCCGTAAAACTATTCGCAGGACTAAGCCGGGAGGTCAGTTCAATCCGAACGCAGAAGTGCGTAAAGCCAAGCCCGTGCGAAGCAAACTACTCGGTCTGTTTATTCTCCTTCTTTCATTCAACTGCTACGCTCAAGCCTATCCTTCGCATGTGTGGTATGAGAACCCTATCAGAGTAATGCCAATCGTTGACGACAGACACTTTCTAATCCGCTTGCTGGATAGCCTGTGGGTCAGCGTTAGTGTTCTTCCAATCAAGGGTGAGATTAAGGGTTCGGCTGATTTCTGATATGGCTACCGAGGCAGAACGGCTAGAGATGGGTGACTTCATTCTGAAGTCCGAGGCTCGTAAGGACAAGCTCGGCAGACTTAAAGTTTATCCGTTACCTAAGGCTGACGGTGGTGGCGCATTTGAAGTTGCAGGTATCAACGATAGATATCATCCCAAGGCTGCAACGCATCTAAAGAATCTCATCGACAACAACCGTCATTCACAAGCAGAGAGCTTCGCCAAGAAGTATCTCGTAGAATACACCGATGTCGTTAAGAACTGGACTGAACTGGCTCCGCTAGAAGCATTCCTCCGCGACGCTGCATTTAATCGAGGACCGAAAGGCGCCTTGCGAATCTTGCAGATTGCGTTGGGTATTGCTGATGACGGGAAGTTTGGGCCTGTAACAAAGACAACTCTAGCTAAAGCAGCAAAGAATGCGGCATCACTTCTTGACAACTTGCGTAGTGCTAGGGAAACATACGAGATTCGCGTTGCTCCACCTGTAGGAGCCAGAGCAAAGTTTTGGGCTGGCTTGCAGAACAGATGGAACAATGCGTTAGAATTCAGTAAGAAGTTTATAGTTTAACAATAGAAACAAATATATGGACCTAGAAAATAAAGCCCTGAAAGAAGCATTCAAGAAAAAGTATGCTGGCGTAAAAACTGATGAAGAAGACCTGAAGCGTTTCGCTAAAAAATATTATGGCGAGCAGCCAGAAAGCGTCTATAAAGAACCCTCATTGCTTGAGAAAGCAAAACGCACAGTAAAGGGGGCTATTGATGTCAATGTTGGCCGCGCTAAAAGCGACTACGGCAGGATGCAGCGTGGATACCGCGAGCTTGAGAAGGGTTTCTAATCCTGCATGACCAGCAAAGAATACAAGCTGTTAATTCTAGCGATGCTGTCTATGTCAGTATCGCTGGCAGCTTTTTACATGATTGCGAAGCTAGCCTTTTATGAGTGATACCGAAGCGTTGATTAAAGAGAACAAGAAACTAAAAGAGATACTTAGGCAGTGCTTGAAGGCGCGGCAGATTAACCATGTGAGGCAGATCATTAGGGAGGCATTAAGCAATGAGCGAAGCCATTAAAGCAGCGATGAAACGACTCGGTGTGTCTGGCGTGAACAAGCCTAAGAGAACGCCGGGAGCTAAGAAATCCCATGTAGTTTTGGCGAAGGAAGGGAATAAGGTTAAGACAATTCGATTTGGGCAACAAGGTGTATCTGGTTCTCCTAAACGCGAAGGAGAGTCTGCTGCTGATCGCAAGCGCAGAGAGAGTTTCAAGGCTAGGCATCGAGCCAATATTAAAAAGGGAAAAATGTCTGCCGCCTATTGGTCGGACCGTGTGAAATGGTAGCAATTCAGCTACTTACACAGGCATATAAAAATATCTTTTGACTTCTTAAAAGAATCTGCCATTCTAATACCGTGCGATTCAAACGGCTAACAGTCCGAATCAGTGATGAGCCTTGGAAGATTATCTTCAAAAAGCCTACTGAAGACGACTATATCGGTGTTGAAGATGACGACATCGGCCTTTGTGTCGCCGAAGATCACAAGATATTTGTTGAGCCTGATCCAGACAGCGTTCTCTCTACCGCGCTTCACGAAGTCCTACATGCTGTATTCCCACAGTTGAGCGAGGATGCCGTGATAGATGGCGAGGCTGCGCTGATGGACCTACTGAACAAGTTTCCGCAAGAACTATTACACACAAATGACACTTCCAAAACCCGGTAGCTGGTGGACCTTTCGCGGCAATGAACAAGGCTGCGGTAAAGATCAACAGGTTTGCATGTCTAGCCCTGAAGAAACGATAGCATGGGGGCATGGCTTTAGCTGGATCGGATCAACCGATATGTTCCTCAAAGTCTTTACTCCAACGGATGCAAAGCAGCATCCAGAATTAAAATAGGAAGGCAGGGTAACTCTATCTCGCTACGCTACGAACAGCAATACTCTCTGTGGAAGACTCGTAAATTCCTCCGTGATTTACTCCATCACACTACTAGGCCCAAGACCGTGACTGAGATTTCAGACCGAGCCTATAGCTGCCTGCGCCACTTTCCACATTTAGACGAGACTGGAAAACCAATCTTCAGTCAAGACGACTTTGAATGCCCAAAGATACCCAATGAAAGCTAAAACTAGCGAGCGGTTCCAGCCGTTTAACATCACAAAGAAATGGAAGAAGTGGATGGCGGTATCCTGCTCTCACGGAGATCACATCGACCCAGAAGCTAGGGACGCTGTGCTTTCGTTCCAAAGTCGCTTTCTCCCTGACACGACCATTCATCTAGGAGACTTCGTGGACATGGCGGCTGCTAGGGGTGGTGCAATGTCAGACCCTAATGCTGCTGATCGTGCTGCGTCTGTAGCTGACGATCTTGCTGCTGGTGTCGATTTTTTACAGGAGCTTCGGCCACAACATATCCTTTACGGCAATCACGAGGACAGATTGTTTAAGCTAGCGCATTCACCTAACGCTCTTGCTGCACACGCTGCAACTATTGTTATACAAGAGATCGAGGCTACAGCAAAGAAGCTCAAGGCTCGCACATACGAATACGACATTCGTTCACACTACACTCTCGGTGGTCATAAGTTCTTGCACGGCTATATGTTCAACATGTCTGCCATCAGGGATCATGCGGAGACATTTGGCAACTGCATCATGGGACACCTACACCGAGTAGGACAGGAGCCAGGAAGGACTCTGCAATCCGCTACCGCTTACTGCGTTGGAATGCTTATGAAGTTTGACGCTTCCTATGCGAAGACACGCCGCGCTACTTTAGCTTGGAGCCAAGGCTTTGGCTACGGCTACTACACAGACACACAAATAACCGTAAACCTATGCGAAAGAAAACCAAACAATCCTTGGATGTTGCCTCTGTAGCTGGAGCTTGGCAGGCATTCTTCGATGGAAATAAAATAGATGATGACGAGTCCTTGCGTAAAGCAGGGTGGCTTGACATCTATACTGTTGCCAAAAAAGTAAACCTGTCGTCATGCACTCTTGGCCGGAACTCAGACAAATACGGCTTGATTACAAAGCTATTTAGAGTGTATCGCGGCGGTAAGGTTCGTCAGGTTAGGTATTGCAAACCTAAATAAGAAGGGGGCTTGCGCCCCCCTCTTAACCTATGAACTAATGAACACACAAAAACACCGAACCAAAAGCTCGGCGTGTCGCAATATAACTATTGTTTAACCGTAGTCAATTTGTTTTCAGCGTAAACCGCTACAGCTAGTGCTGACCAAGTGTGTGACTTTAGACCGTATGTCGGACCTTTATCATCCTTAGTTCCCTGCGGTCCTACAAGGTTCAGTAATGCTTGTCTGATGTCCTTGTCCTTTGATCGCATCGTACGACACAAATACATCTTAATGTCCTTCCTGTAGCACAAGAGCGTGTCAGTCCTAGCAACCTCTTCAAATCTTCCCACCCAGCGGCAGGTATCAAATACACTGGCGCCTACCGCCATGCCGTAGCTGGCTACCATCTCGCAGGCTACGATGTCGTATTCCCTACCAATCAGTAGTTGACGCATCTCGTAATTATTAAGATGTCCGTGGTCTATAACCTTTCCATCCCACTGCACGAATGCTGAGTCTGTAGGGCCGGGGTCTATTGCGAATATAGTCATATCAAGTATCCATTTTCTCT